TACAGCGGTTGCTGAGCCGACTGTTGAAGGACTCAAGTCATCAAGAGTGAAGACATAGGAGTATTCGGTTGAATTAGTGGTTGCGAAGGAATCAACAGCTACTGGGAGCATGCGAACGATGTCGCCATAACTCTGTTCGTGTCTGTTGTTCGTAGCTTGAGTGGAATCAACTCCGAAGTAAGCGTCCTTTGGATTTGGGATATCGCCATCGGAAGCACTGACTCGGAGAGAAAGCGCTGGATAAAGAACCCTTCCTGTAAAGTCTTCCGCACCACATTCAATGAAGTTAGTGGATTGAGCTAATGGAATATTTGCAGATCCACCTTGCGCCCAAGCGTTGGTAGGCAACGTTGCGAATGAACCAGAGGTGTATTCCCATTGCTTCATACGAACTGGGCCGAAGGAGCCGAATGGGATGAGCGCGGCGTCAGTAACACCCTGATCGACATCGCTATTCATTTCTACTCGGATGAACTTAGATGCATTGAGATAGTTGCCAAGAACGATATGTCGTCTTGAAGTATCGTTCCAGGTGAGATATTGATCACCAATTGCTCGTCCGATGTATCGAGAGGAGTTAGGGTTCAAGTTCACAGCACTAAACCTTTCCAAAACGACTGGGGCGGTATCGCTGTCGCTGGCATCGCGAACAAGGACGCTGAATGAGCCATAAGGATCTGCGTCACTTGTTGAAGCCTTGACATCTGCGATTGAAACTTTGAGTTTCTTCATCTCGTCCTCACCCGCGTCAAGTGTGTGGAACTTGAATAGCTTCTGCATACTTGATGCACTGAAGCCGGAGTAGGCAGACTGATTGTGCTGTGAGATAATCCAAGGAGTTTGGGCTGCTTGGAAGCCTTGTTCGAAGTTTGCAGAATTCTGTTGGGTCCCGCCAGAGCCGCTGTCGAGTCCGAGGATGGTTGCGAATGAATCGCCAGAAACAACTGAATTCAAGTGCCTCTCGAAAGTTCCGCCGAGCCAATACTTCTCTTGCTGCGCTGTCTGAGTGATGGAAGTGTTCACCAATGTTGGATTGGTGTTGAAAACCTTTCGAATGTATTTTGCAGAAGACGGACTAAAGTTGAAGGAAGTCTCTTTTACTTTATTTCCACTCTCGTCTTTGATAATTGCCTTGTAGTCAGTAGAACTCTTTACATCAAAAAGAGCAGCAGAGCCAGAGTTAAGCGTTGCGTCACGAAGAGTGCCAGAAAGCTCGATTGTTCCCTCGTTAATGTACCAGACAGCAGCAAGTGCGCCGGTTACTGCAGTTGCAGCAGAAGCGGAATTGAACACAAAGAGTCCATAAGCGCCGCCGTTTGAGGCTGCACTATTGGTGTTTGAGCCAGAAGTTTGCCAGCCTGCTTTTCCTGCAGCGCCGTCTGCTAATCCATCCTGTTCTGCTCCGAGGAGACGAACCATTGTGACTGAATTGGAGTTACGGAGATAGGCTTGTGCTGCAAAGGAAGCATATGTTGGAGATGTATAGTTTCCATCGCGCCAGATATCGCCGCCTTGTCCGCCAGGGATTGGATTGCCGAAGACTTCGACAAACTCAGAAAATGAACTAACCTTAACTGGACGCATTGCTGGTCCTCGTTCGGTTCTTCCGATGACTACTGGACCTATCTCGTCTGGAAGAGCAGGTAACTGGGAGTTATCAATCTCGTTGATAAAGATTCCCGGTGAAATAAACTTAAATGATTTGACTGCCATTATGTATTGTCTCCTTACAGCGTTACAACATAATCTTCGAAATATAAATATATTCGTATTATCGTTAGTAAATAGTTGAGCGAATGCCTAAAGGCACAAATAACTGTGGACTAATCCCGATAAAAGGGAACATTGCCGCTGACATGTAGGTTCTCTGGGATATCACCGAATATAACGTGTTCTCTCGGCATCTTAATTTCGACTGCATTTTCCCTTCTGACAATCTTTGGCTGCTCATCGTTCTTGCCTGCTCCGATAATATACCCAATGACTCTGAAAGATATATCTGTCCTATATCCTCGCTCATCTTCATTCAGGGCAGATGAATTGTTATCGAGAGAATATTCGGAATCAACAAAGACTTCAAATCGATGTCCATCTTTTGCTGCGCTGAAGTAATTAACGCCGCCTGGAGAAGTCATGAATGGAGTGATAATCTCATTCATTTGTTGCTGATACTCTGTCTTAATTGTGAGCTTATAGACTACCTCAAGATAGACTGGGATTGGCATTGACAATGTTTCATAAACCACTTTGTCATTCTTTTTTGGAAAATTGCTTTGCCCATTGCCGACGTTAAGAACAACTCTCTTTGCATCTGCGTTGGCGAAGTTTGCCGTCTTATTTTGCTTGATAACTCTTCCGACAGTCATTATTCCGCCTTTCGCATCTGCACGATTTGGAATGGGTGCGTAAACAGACCCTCTCTTAGAGATGTCCTTCGCAATAGATACTCTCTCGATTGTCATCAGAGGATATATTAAGACTCCATTAGAATCTCGCAAGTCTTTGTCGTGCTTTATCTGGAATGCTCTCTCCGCGCCTGTCCAATAGAAAGGAACTTTCTTCCAGCCCTTGTTTGTTGAGCAGAAGATGTCGAGACTATCATCAATGTGATCGAACAATGCTCTGTCAATTGTTTCGATAGTAGAGGGCATAAAGGTAATGTCTCCCAACTTATCATCATGTGGCATCGAACAAACCCTCCCTCGAAACTGTGCAAGCTGCGGTTATTTCAAATTTGTGATCAATCTGTCCGAATAGCTCTCTTGGTTGAGACAAGGAAGTGATCTCGTAAAAGAGTCCGCCGTAGAGGACAAAGTCGCCTTCGCGGACAAATAGGTTTTGATCTTCTGTTAATCTTCTCTTATGGAAGTTGACAGTTATCTTGCTCGACTTGTCAAGTCCCGTAGCGTCATCTGCTTTTGTCTGGATGCTATCATAGTTCACGAGAGCATAGACTCTGACTGGAGGGAGAAATGTCTTCACAATAGCTTCGCCGTAGATGTCATTGTATTGAGTAATCGAGTTGTCGATTGGGTAATATACAACTTGCTGTCCAATGACTCTCTCAACAAGTTCATCATTGACTTGCTTAACAAGATTGCGCTCCTTCTCTCCAAGAAAGAGAGGGGGAGGAGGCTGAGCAGGTTGACTCCATTCATTTTCATCTGACATGTTCTATCGCTCCCCTTTATCCGACAAAGACACCTGTTGGAACCTTCTTGGTGACATTCTCAACAGAGTCAGATATAGACGATTCTTTCTCCGCTAAGGCTTGATAGGTTAACTGATCGAGAGTGTCCTTCAATTCTGTTCTTAGTTTCTCCTGAGTTTCTCTTCCTTCTGTAATTAATGCCGGACCATTTAATGTTACTGACTCTCCGGGGATAGGAATTGAAGCAAACTTGGAACGAGTTTGTCCAAGAGTCTCCTTACAAAGAGCAAGAGCGAATCTTCGAATCCACTGCTTTCCGATTGAGTTAACATTCTCGTATGGAATGTTGGCAAACGGGAGAGTGTTCATATTGTTAATTCCATTGACTCCAGATACGGAACCTGATGTCTCAGTCCAGGCATCTTCTGCCAATCTAAAATTGAACCAATAATAGGCTGGACTTATGCTGGCTGGTGGCATGGGGAATATTCTAAGTTTGCTTCCTTTCAACTCATATGAATAATGAGAGTTCCTGGTGTAGATTGAGTCCTCGAATGCCATTGCCTGTGCCTTGTTTTGCCAGACAGGAATTAGCTGAAATGTTGAATCATCGGCATACTGTCCATAGTTGGAAAGGTTTCCAACAGTATTGAGTCCTCCGTAATATCCAAAGAACCTCCACATTGCGCCGGGTGTCTTATAATACACCTCCTCAATGATTACCTTTCTATCGGCTATCATGCCAGCGTATGGGACAGGGTTGCCTGTTGCTACGTCTAAGTTGTTCACAGAGGCGCTTGACAAAATTGCTTGGAGATCATAGTCCTGGGTTTCAGCACGGGCGAACGAGGCAGAGTAAATTGGAGTTGTGCCTCCCATTGCCGCCTGAGTTGAAAAGCCTTCTGTGACTCTCTGATTATAAGAGAATGTCATCTTCGGGAACTTGAGAGCGAGATGTGTTCCGCTCAAGCTGGAAGATAGTATGCCGGATTTTAAACTCCCATCATGATCAAATGTTCCAGTTACGTTGCCGAGGAAGTCTGGCAGTACGTTCTTTGACTGATGGAGATTGATGATATATGAGTATTCGAGAACTGCCTCTTCATATGCAGCATAGACACTACCTGTCGTCAATTCGATGTCTAAGATGTCTCCGCCGAGTTTCTGATAAGTGTATGCCACTTGATCGGATGCGCCGGATAAGAAATCCGTAGACGCTGCATAAACTCCAATCGGACAATTTGCAGCGACGGAGGTAGTTAATCCTGTTGCAGGAAGAACGATTGCACTGACAGTAGAAGCGGGGGTAAG